CCCTATAAAACCTTGTGGACCTTGTACTCCTTGGGTACCTTGTATACCTATATATCCCTGGATACCTTGAATACCCTGAGTGCCCTGTAAACCTTGTAAACCTTGTAAACCTTGGGTACCTTGAATCCCTTGTAAACCTTGAATTCCATCTGTACCTTGGATGCCTTGTGCTGCAAAATCACCGTCTAATCCTTTAGGACCCTGCGTTCCCTGGATACCCTGCGTACCTTGTATACCTTGAGGTCCTTGTTCGTATCCTACTAATATTGATTTACAGTTCGATATGTCACTCGAATCTGCGGGAACTGGTGTAGGGGGAAATACTGGTTTGCAGTTTGAAGGGACTTCTGACATTTTTGTATTTAGTGTTGGGGGTGTTTCTAATTACTTAGAAAATAGTTGATGAGTTTTTACTCTATCTTATATTACCTCTCCGCCGATATGGTATATTACGTTTGTGTATACATCACAACAACCTGCTCTTCCTGATATTTTAACCCTATAAAATCCTGTATCTGTTGGTCCTAAATCCAATACATTTAATGGGGTTGGTTGTGGGGCTAAATCCGCCCAGGTACTTTCTCCGGCAAATTGCCACCTTATTGTAGCCCCCTCTAAACCAGAACACTCTGTGAAAAGAATTATTGAAGCAGAAGTAGATGAAGGAGACTCTTGTGCATAAACAATACTTGCCCAACAGCAGCACTCTAATGAAGAATTTATACCTTGAAGGCCTTGTATACCTTGGGTACCTTGTATACCTTGTATACCTTGAAGTCCTTGGGCTCCTGTTGCTCCTGTAGCGCCTTGTGCTGCTGCTTCTCCTGATGTACCTTGAGCTCCGGCAGGACCTGTCGCACCTGGAGGGCCTTGTGGACCCTGGATTCCTTGAGCTGAAAAAGCTCCGTCCATACCTTTTATTCCCTGTAAACCTTGAGTACCTTGTGTACCTTGTACGGTGGTAATACCTTGAAGTGAAAAGTAAGGTGCTCCATCTGATCCTAGTATAAGACCATTACCTTCGTCTTGAGATATTTTATATACACATCCGCAGGGCCATCGGCTCCAAGATGTACCATCATATGTCCATACAGATGTTGCATTTGCATGATAGATTACAATTGTATCTCCTTTTTCTTCATCATACCCCGCAGGTAATTGAGAAACTACATCTGCTGGAAGATCTGTTGTTGCACAAGGACAGTCTTCATCTTCTGGTGTACAATTTGATTCTGAACAGAAGAAAAATGTTCTTGTATCTATTTCCTCCGCACAGTCTACAGGTTCTCCACTCGTTGTTACCCCAGCTGCATTTTTAAGTATCCTCCAACAATAGTTTGAAATTGTCAAAGATGGATACTGAGCTGATAAGGTTATTATATCTTGAGCTATCAGTGAGGAATATGGAACAGTCTGTATTGTGTGATCAAAAGATCCTATATCGCTGAACTGTTTATCTATTGTAACTAAGGCAGGTCCACTTATTTCTACTGAGTCACACCAGATGCTGTACTCAAATGTTATATCTAAACTTGGGTCTACTGGAATAAATTTACCCTCTCCAGTAGTATCGTCCCACCAGTACTCTGTGCTGTTAGTAATAGACGGCTCGTCTAGTACATATGTTGTTGTTCCAAAGTTACACGCCGTATCGTTTAGTGATACGTTTACACAAGAACAAGCGTGTTCATCGTCGACAGCTCCAGCAGTTGCAGCTGTAACAACTGAAGTCACAGTCTGAACTAATGTATTATTTAAAGCATTTGGATCAATACCACTTCCGCTAATTACAGAGGTAACTGTAAATGGCGCAAGGCCTATGTCGGCAACAGATGTCACCAACTTAAGCCATTTAGTATTAGCAGCTCCGGGAGCTAATGTACCTATATTCCAGATACCTGTTGTTGGATTAAACGACCCAACCTGCGGTTGAAATGTTAATAGTTGTAACCCAGAAGTTGGCGCTACAGTTATTGTAACGGTAACATTTGTAGCAGTCACAGTACTGTTATTTGTAGCAGGTATCCACCAGGTTGTCTGGTTTCCATTTAACGCTACGTTAGCCGGTGATGGTGATGTATAGTTAGGCATTTTGTTTTTTTATTTTTATAGTATAAAACCACTTGTATTTTCTTCTGTCTCAACTGTAGGCCTAGTTCCAGATAAATCAATAGCTATCTGGTCACACTCGCCTGTACAGTCGTTACACTTGTATCCATCCTGACATACCACTCCCTTGCAGATATCTTTTAGATAAATGCTAACACTTCCAAAGTCAGACTTAACATCACAATCGTCTGCGCACATAGCAAAAAATTCTATCTCAACTTTTGAGTTAGCCTTGCCAGTCCCGTCAGGTCTTATTGTGACTCCTGTCTTGTCTATGGAAATAACCTCAGCATATTTTATTTTGCTGAGATTTGTAATCTTAAATTGCGGATTATCGCAGGGGAAACAGAAACAGTCGAAAGGCACTTTTAGTGTGCTTTCTGTATCGCAGGGGGCGATACTATTTTCACAACCAACTAAGATGTGACCTAGACTCATACAGTCTCCACATCCTTTAGGAGTAGTTGGGTTACAGTTGTTGTTTAGTGTGAGGGAGTTGCCGAAACAATTGCAGCAGGAGTATATACTAGACATTATTTATTTCTTTTGTGTTTAAAATTATCTACAATAACAAGTACAAGAATATTTGTCTAATTCTTTATCTACAACCTTAAACATCTCCTTTGCATTTATTTCGTTACCCATTTCGGCATCAACTTCAATTAAATCTATAAGGTTAGATATTCTTGTTATATTGTCCCAATCATCATTAGTAGAAGCTTTCGAAATATAGTCATCAAGTTTACACCTAAGCGTGCACACTACAGCTTTATTTCTAGAATAATTATAACCGCAGCTTTCAGTATAAAAACAATAAATACCGTCAACTAAACAGTCCCCAAAACCTAAGTCTTTTGCGGATACTTTTGTAGTTGAATTCGGTATTATATCTATTTCAACATTAGACTGAGATGGTAAGGTTACTCTTACCTTATGTTTACTTGGTATGACGTAACCGTCCCCATCCATCCAGTTTGTTAAATCAGTAATAACTAAGCCTTTACAATCATATGTATTAATTATGATGTCAAATGATTGATCCTCCCGCTTTATGCAGGAGCAACTAGCGTTAGTCATATTCTATATTTTTTTGGTTAAATTATCCTCCTATTGGTAAAACTAGGAAATTACAAGTAGCTGAAAAACCTCCGTCTGTAGCAGTAAAAGTTATTGTAACTTCTCCGTCACCTACAACAGTTACTAGTCCGGATGAATTAACTGTAGCTACTAATGGAGCACTTGTTGTCCAAGTTCCTGTCTGTAATGCACCTGTTGGATTAACTGTAGCTGTTAACATAAACGATCCAACATCTTCTAAAATTGCCGATCCAGGACATCCTGTTATTGTAACACTAGTTGCACTTATTAAGGAATTACTGCAGAATGACTTTATATTTGCTTTTGCTGTAGCTATTGGTTCAATAACTAATTCTCCATCAACTACGTAGAGAGCTACTCTTTGATCTACGTCTCCAGAATCAGAATTAAAATCAGGAAGAACTATATAGCCTTTTAATGGATTTATTCCATTTCCACATTCTGTAGCTTCTGCTAATGCTAAGGCAACTTCCCTCTGATTTATTCTAGATTTTGTTTTTTTTAGGAGTTTTGAATTTCCCGTTAATTTTATATTACTCATTACTTTGTTTATTTTAATAATTCAAAAAACAGGGGCTGGTTAGGCCCCTGTAAAATCAAATTGGGATGGGTAAGGGAATGCCATTTAATGGCGGGTATTTAACATTCAGCACCAGTGAGAACACTGCATTGCTGTGGTACTAGTTCTACAAACGCTTCAAAAAGATCCTCAACAGCAGTCTTAGTCGTACTGTCGTTTTGAGGAACGTGGATGTATCCATCAATCCACAGGTTGATAAACTCTTTAAGAGGTCCTTTTTCTGTCTGAGACTTGTGTCTCAAGTAGTAAGAGCAGTATGATTTCTCACAGTCTGCAGTAATTGCATTTCTAACTCTTGAGTGCTTGCTAGGTAAGTTTAACCAACCAGATGTTTCGTTTCCAATTTCGTACTGGAATCCTTCAAATCCAATAGGATCGAACTGGCTGTATTCAAGATACTGAATCTGAGATCCGTAACCTGAAGCCAACTGCCCCTCAAGTAGAGTAGCCTTCTTGCTGTACTTAGGTGTACCATCGTTTCCACTTCCACTGATGAGATCAATTTCAGCCCATCTTCCGTTGAACTGCTTAGGTTGATTTAACTCCCAGCAGTTGCAAGGCTCCATATCAGGTTTAACAAAGATACCGATACCGCAGTTAGGTGTAGTTGTATCTTCAGTAGATCCACACTGCTTACAGTAACCGCTTGTTACAAAGTCAGGCCACTGCTCAATTGCGCCTTCACACTCGCTTAAGCCAGCTATCTCAAATGTCTCGTCGCAGGTTGTTACAAACAACTGAACTGGACAACACTTACCCTCTCCTCTTGAGAGGAATGCCTTACCGGCGTGCTTTCCTATTTCAGAAGCAAATTTTTCATTAATTAGTTCTACTGCAATCTCGAGTTGATCAACAAGTGTCTGAAGAGTCTCTCCAGAAGTTGCTGGATCTGTCAATTCAAAATCAAAATCTTGACCATTAACTGTAAAAGTAGTTAGTGCACTAATTGCATTACACTCTGTACAGTTTGCACCAACCTCAGGAGAGATACAGTAAGACTTCCAAGTGTTATGGATCTTAAATGCTGTAAAAGGTCTCTCCAGTCCTGTGTTGTAGTAGTGCGGGTATGGATCTCCATTGATCTTAAGATCCGTGTCGTTATTAAGAGCATCAACAAGACCACAAACTATCTCATCACAAGTAGCTGTTTTTTCGCACTCATTGCACTGTGAACAGTCAGGAGCATATGAAGCCACAAACTCGTGATACGCCTTCAACGGGTGATCTGAGAATGAGATGGACTGGTTGTCGTAAATACGAACTCTTGCACTTACAGTGTCGCAGCTAACACAGTCAGGGTAGATAGCCTTGATCTGAGGTACAGCACACTGAGGTGCAGTTGCATCCAAAAGATCAATAGTACAACCCTGAATGTCTGTAGGTGACAAGCTTCTAATTGCATCAGTTACACCGTTACCCTTTGTTGAGTAACCCACGCCAATTTTAACATTAGCTAGGTCAGCAAGTGTTAGTGTTGCAGGCGTAACTGTCTGAGGAATATTGTAGGCATCTGGTACCCACATAACCAACTGGCCTGGTGCCACGTTGTAGTATTTCTTGAACTTGTTGTCTGCGCTCTTGACAAGCTTATACAAGTCCAGACCGTCTGCTACAAACCCGAAGTTACCGGATGTAACAAGATGTCTTTTAATTTCTGATTTACCTAAATTCATTTCTTATATAGTTTTAATTAAATTAATTTTTCCAAATTTGTTATTTGAGATAACTTTAGATTAAAGCTCTCTGAATCTTTTGTGTCAGCCTTTAGTAAAAGAACCGCCACGTCTGTTATTTTTCTGGCGATATACGTACTGTCTAAATCAAAATCTACATCTTTCGATATGAGATTATCGTTGTAGTCGTAGTATATATTGTCGTTGCAGTCAACTAAACTTGGGGCCTGTATATAATTTATCTTTCTATAATAGTCGATAATTACTTTGCTTATGTCCATTTTATTGTCTGTATAGATAAAAAGACCATCAGCTCCCTCGTCCATTATAAGTTGCTCCCAGGCAAAATCTGCCTGCCTGTATGGGTTTCTTCTTGCCTCGTATAAGTCATCCGACTGGACAAGTCTTGGTATAATTCTCTTTGAGTTTTTACACCCAACACACGTAGCTTCTACTACGTGATTTAGTCTCTTATACAAGTTGTCCGGATACTTTGCAAAGTAGTAGTCACCCATATTTTCTAGTTGTAACTCAAAGTTTTTTACTTCAAGTTTTCTTAGGTTATCCCTAACATTGGAGCTAATATCTGTCTGCTTGATATTGTTCTCAACAATTATCTCGTAGGCATCATTTATAACAGAAACAACGTCTAAGACGCTGAAAGCCTTACCTGCCCCTGTATTAAAGGCATTTGCTTTTCTTACTACGTCATAGACAAGTTTTCTGGCGCTTACTGGCATTAGTCAGAAGATTCTAATAGGTCAATTAATCTGTCGTACTGTTTAATATTTTCATCTTTTTTGAAGTACTCAACAAGTTGTCTGTCATTTTTAACAGCACCTTCCAAAAGTTTTTCTCCCTTGAAAGAGTAGCCATCTTTAGCACTTCTTCTGATTATACCCTTATTTGCAGCTGCAATAATTTTAGATGTTAACTCAAGCTCTTCATTAGATTTGCTACACACCTCTATAAAATATTTTCTAGCTGTGGTACCGTACTTATTTACAGTCTGAGTGTTTTCTACAAACTCGTGTTTTAACATTACCTGTATTGCCACAGGATCGTTGTAAGACTCGTCAAAAGAAGGAGGATCTAAAATAACAGCAACTCTCTTCATCTTATCAAAGTTCTGCTTAAGGGACAGATAAAGCTCCATTGCAGTATCGTGCTCGTTACTATCAACTGACTTTATTCTGACTTCATCTTTAGGCGACATAATTTCAAGACCACTTAAGCCTGTTAAAAACTCAGACTGTGGTTTGTCGTCACTAGGTTGATAAATGTCTTGTCTTCCTTTTAGGACCCTTATATAAAACTCCTCCATAGGGTTTTCTGGATTTAAAAACTTACTGGTTTCTTCTATAAATGTAGAGTTCCACAGTGAGATATGTCCAAAAAACGGATCGTATGGATTTTTAAAAGAGCTCTCATCTGGTACGATGAGTTGATTATTTTTGTCTCTTAGATTTAGTTTTTTTGCAATTCTAGTTAGTTCCTGGAGTCCTCCATAAAATGACCACTCACCCCTCAATGAGTTCCAGTGTGGGGTTAGGTTAATCATCGAACCAATAAGGGCCTGACTGTTTTTACTAAATGAATCTATTGCAGTTCCTTCTCCCTCGTATTCTTTTCTTTCCTGGTAATAAACATCATCAGATGCTTTTAATTTACCAAGCTTACTAATCCTTTTTACAACAAGTGTTTCCGATGCCATCTTTATTTGATTTTATTTGATTTTAATTGCTTTTTGGTTTCGGCCTACCACAGCCACATTCTCTTTTCATAGCTATTTATTTTAGTAGTTTATTAATTTAACCTCCATAAACATTAACAGTTCCAGTACCTACTTTAGGTCTTCCTGTTTTTCTATTTGGAACATTTGGCATTGATTTGCTTTTATCTGGAGTAGCCATAACAGTACTTCCATTTTGATATTTCATTTTCTTTTTAGTAGAACCGCCACTCATCATTTTTTTAGCAGGCGCCATCTTTGATGTTTTCTTCATCATCATTTTTAATTAATTTAAAAAGGTTAAGTGTGGAGAGTGTATACTCTCCACACGTAATTTATGATATATTAACCGATACTAGGTACAAACTTAAGAATTCGTCCGACGTCCATAACTACAAGACCGAAAGTTCTACTTCTTCTTACTAAGTAAGTGTCACCAAGTTCTGGCTGACCAACTGTTTTGAAGTAAGGATTCTTAAGACCAACTGCACCCCAAGGTGACCAGTAGCCAGGTACGATCAAGTCTCTGTCTCTCTGAGTATTCTTAACCATAGTTACGTTAGGCTCTCCCATTCCCCAGTCAAGGGCAATAAACTCGTGAGATCTAACAGTATAGATAGAGTTTGGCATAGTCTTGGCATCAAACAAAGTGTCGTCAAGCATTGGCCAGTGACCTACTGATACAGAACCAAAAGGCTGGATGTGGTACTTAGTGAACTGGAATCCACCAAGAGCAAATCCTCTCTTAGACATATCGTGAGCAGCTGCGTTATCAAGAACGAAGTTATGCTCAATTTCAATTGGCATTGAACCAAATTTCTCTACCAACCAGTTGTGCCACAACTTCAAACCAGCCTCACCTGTCATCAACACTAAGTTTCTCTTAGTTGTTGGAACTCGGTCGTACCAGTAAACAGAGATAAGATCCAAGATCATATCAATTGAGTTCACAAAAGGATTGTACTTGATAATATTAGATTCTTCCAAGTAAGCATAAAGACCTGGAGAAGTTGTAATAGGTTTTCTATTTACAGGGTCAACCCTGTTGTTTGTCATCTCACCGTGAATCAAGATGTGCTCCATTTCTTTCTCAAACGCAGCGTCAAACTCGATTTCAAGTCGGTTTGTGATTTTCTCCTCGATTACGTTGTCGTCATACTTACAAGCAACTTTCAAAGATCCTTCCTTAAGGTGTGTCTCCATATCTACAGAGTACTCCTTAGTCATTGTGTGAAGAGGAACTTCAAACTCAATGAAGGCGAATCCTGATGCGAAAGAGAAGCTACCTGCTCTACCTGTGATAGGTGAAAGGTACGCAGAAGACTGACCGGCTCTTGTCCAGAACTTACCCTGCAAGTACTCACTTGGGAGGTATGACTCTGGATTTACAAGAACAGCGTCGTACTGGTATCCGCCAGACACTTTTCTTGCATAAGACTCAATTACAATCTTTACACGACCGTTTTCTACAGGCGCAAGTTCGTCAGATGGCTGGAAGTGATCCACGTCAAAAAGTACCTTAAATGTTGCACCACCTGCTCCGATATACTCGGCTGTGTTTGGATTACCAATAGCAATAAACTTACGCTTTGGTTTTCCGTAGTGACGCCATCTTACTTTCTGTGTAGTCACATCTTTCATACCACCTGTACCCTTGATCCACTGTAGCCAGGGTGCTGTGTTTTCAGAAAGTGTCTCAGAAGTTCTTGAATAGAAACCTCTGGCTAATTCAGTCAAATCTGTGTAGTCGTGAACAGTACCACCTTTTGCTTGCAAAAGGTTTTCATACCTAAAGTGACCTGAGAACAGTTTGTCGTCATTAGCGTATTGCTCCTCAATTATATATTTGGAAGGAGTTGGTTTTAATCTAATTCCGCTCATTTTTTTCTAATTTTTGTAATTTTTTTATTTAAAATTCATAGGTTCTTCCACCCGTTTCGTTTATGTAAAAGTCTTTTCCTTTATTCTGATCGCGCTTTACTGATCCTCTCTGCACTGACTTACTCTGTGCTTTTTTAAATGCTGACCAGTAGTCCTTGTCGGCCTCCTCCATTGCTTTCTGCTTCATTATTTCTATCTCCTTGCCCCTGTACTTAAAGTTCTTAAAGTTTAGTAGCTGAAACTCAAAATCGTTGTTTAGTCTCCATATGTATTCCTCAAATGGAGATAACATAAATTGTCTCCCGTCCTGTGTTGCAAAAGGTTTTCTTTCAAAAATATCCCTTTCAATTTCTCTAGACTGTTCGGAAGTTATCCTTTCACCGGCTATCTCTCCAAACTTTATAGCCCTACCTAAAACTTCTAAATTTCTTTGTTGATAAGCCCGCTCTTCCTCAAGTCTTTGCCTAGATATCTCGGCCTGTTCCTTATTGAATAAATCTACAGCACCTCTAAAGAAATCTTGTGCAGTTTTAAACTCATCATCTAATTCGTCACTTACCTGTATTGCATTTATATTCCTGTCGATCTCTTTTTCTGTCATATCTCTCAAGGAATACATCTCCTTAATAATTGACAGTTTAGAGTCATCATCAATATCGTTTGGATCTACACTTGAGTACTTCTGCAGTCTGCTAACTACGTTTAACTCATCTACAGGAACTCCATTTTCTATTGCCTGAAGTAGGACTAAGTTATCATCCTTTACCCCAGCAGCTTCAAGAGATCTTTGAACCTCAGATAGAACTTCATTTTTAACTCTCTCCTCTGCAGTGTACCGGTAGGCGTTATAGATGTCGTCAAAAGTGACAGTCTCATCTATTTCATCTACAGGTAATATGCCATCATCCTTTAACTTCTTGGCGGTGTAGTAGGCAAAGTTATCTACAACTTTTTCATCTTCACCGTCATAGTCATCTTCATATTCATCTTCGTACTCATCTTCATACTCTTCATCGGAAGAGTAATTATCCGTTGGAGGGACGGCAGCTTGCCTTTCGGTAATAATGTTTCCCTCCTGCAAGGAAGTATCAGGAACAATAGTTGAAGAACTCGATCTACCCTCTTCAACAAAATCCACACCCCATTGGTTAGAACCTACAGTTTTAAACTCAAACGTTGGTTCCTTTTCTTGATTTTCTTTATTTTCTTGCATAATTGACACAAATATAATACTGATATTAATAGAATATGTAAAAATTTAACATTTTATTTTCCTTAATCGAGCAATTCGTACTTTTTATTGATTAGTTGGCCTGACTGAGATTTTATTTACTTTTTCTCTCTCGATCTCCATCTTATCCTCGTGCTCTTTTGCCCTCTGCGCTAACTCAAGTATCTTACCTTCAAGCAGGTCAGCCCTTCCATTGGCGTCAACATCTGAGGCTAACCTAAACTTCTGGGCGTCTATTTCTGATCTCTCTTTCTTGGACTGGAGTTCTTTTTCCTGCATCATAATCTTGAACTCCATATCTTGCTGCATTTGTTGTTGCTGCATCTGCTGCATCTGCTGCATCTGCTCCATCTGCTGCTGCTGAGCCTGTTCTGCGGCTTCTTTTTGTCTCTGTTCTATCTTAGATAGAATATCAAGAAGATCGTTCTTACTTTCAGCAAGTGCAAGATAAATGACATCTTTTGGCTCCATTCCGTTTTGAATAAATGCCTGCATATACTGCTTCAACATCTCTACCTGTCTTGCGACTTTTCCTGAGTTTTCTAGCTTTATATTAAAATACGAATACCAGAACGGGTACCCAAACTCTAACTCCTGCAGAGAGGATGGGCTGAGTATGTTTTTTAGCTCGTCTGGTTTATCTTTATAGTATATCCTAGCTAAGTTCATAAGTCTCTCGCAGGCTCTCTCTACAATAGCCCTATGTGTCTCAAACATAGGTTCTGTCTGATTATACGAAGACTGCTGTTGAGTCTGTATATTCATAGCGTTTGCGTACTGCCCACCCTGTCCTGTTCTGTGCTGATTAAATCCTGCAACAGAATATAGGTTATTCATTATCTCTCTCAGAAGATTTATCCTTTCTGCTATATCGGCCATCTTGGACATATTAACCTCCCTCATAAACTGAGGGTCGACCCCATTCATACCCTTTTGTACTGGATCGATAAGAAGTAGGTTATGGTCTTTTGCTATATTTAACATATCAGACCAGGTCATATTTTGTGGCTTAGAGTTCATAAGCATAACAAAGACCTTTCCTACATTAGATGCAAGATCTTTCCTAAGCGCAGCCATCTCTGTGTCATAGTCCCTCTGGAACTGCTTCATAAGATCAACTATAGACAAATTTTTTGACCTTCCTCTGAAAGTATTAAATTTTTTACCTATATAAGGAAGCTCAACCTCAAAAGGATTATCTGATGACTTATATTGGGCCTGTACCGGTCGTATGTTTAGATATATAGGATCTTCTGTACCTATTTTTGTACCCTCCCATATCTCAGGGGCGTGGATCTTCTTTACTTCAAGATCTTCCTCTGTTGGAACGTAGTGCTCGTCAAAATAGTATCTTTTTATTTTACCATCTTCTAAACGATAGACTCTGTACATAACCCTGTCGTCTCTCCATACAAAGTGAGTCTCCCTTATTGCGAACTCCGCTAGGTTTACATCGTCTCCCCAATTTTTTGTAACATAATCGTAAGCAGCCGCTATATTTCCAAAGTTCTTTTTTAGTTTTGGATCCTGATCCCCGAACTTATCCCTAATACCCTCTGGGTCTCTAGATAGCTCAAACATATATCTTTTAGTTCTTGGGTTTTTAGAGTCATCGTAGTGCTTTGATCCAAACTTTGGCTCGTAGTACCTGTCCAGTTCTTTTATGTGTTCCGGCTTTAGAATCTCGGAGTATTTATGTCTTATGTCAGTAAGCGTTGTCCACCTCTCTCTTTTTACCCAGTCCATATTCTGTACCCACTCCTCTTCTTCAGGACCCCCATACACAATTGAGTCAGGTGGTACCATCTCAAAGATAAGACCCCTTTCTCCTATATTAACATAGTAATACTCCTCGGCAGTAGGTAGCATATGCATAAACCCTTCTACCTCTACCTCTTTTAGTCTTAGTTTTTTATCCAGGTGATTTATTATCTCCTGAGCCTGTCTTGCTATTGGATTCTGGTAGTCATTCTCCATATACTCCAGAATCTCTTTTGGTGTGTTGAAGGATATCTCTGTGTCTACCTGTGATTTTATAGTTTCTTGTATCTGAGCTAACTCCTCTGGACTTAGTAAACTCATATCCTGGCCCTGCATCTGCTGTTGTATTTTCTGCATAGCCTCCTGCTCTATAGGAGCAATAATGTTCTCCTGAATATACTGCTTGAACAGTTTTTTGTACTGCTCGTTTTCTATTGTTTCTCTAAGTGGAGACTCGTCCTCAACAGATATTTTCCAGGGACGCATAAGTTGTTCACCAACTAAAGTTTTTACAACCTGAGCTGTTATAGGTATATGAGGTATCTCACCCCTGTTTATTGTAATAGCCTCCTGACCTATTCTGTACTCATTCTCTACATTATAAAGTTTTGTGTCTAATCTTCCGTTTGCAAGATCATAATTTATCTTGAACTTTTTTAGTTTGTCATTATCTCTGTAGTCACCATAAAAGGTGTCATAATAGTCCATAATGGCTATCTGTCTCTCGAAGTTATTTTTTTCCTTCTCGTACCTAGAGGCTGTAACCTTTATTTTACCGTCGTATAACTGCATTTTTAATAGTTTAGTATTGATTTATGGGGGCAACCATATCTCTGATTATGGTAGGTTTTTTTGCATATCTAAAATATGGATCATCGTCATCCTCTAAAGGTATCTCAACAACGTGATCCTCTAAGTCTGATAATATAAATGGCAGTAGCATTAAGGCAGAAACTGAGTCAAAGTCCTGCTTGTTTTCAAAATCAAAATTAATTAACTCAGACAAAAGACGAAGATCTTTTATCTTCTGGTAATTTCTTTTCATAGGAATGCCGTCGTCATCATACCTCTCAACCTCCATCAACCAATTTGCTAATTTGTTTACACTCCATATGTTCATAGCCTCGTTTGTTCTTATTCCGAAACTATAAGCACTGGATGTGTGTGATTTCCAAGTACTTCCCTTTATAGATTTTAGAAGATTTATAGGGGTTCTCTGCATATACTTCTGCAGATTTTTCCTGAGTATGTACTCCCCAAAACCTGGAGCATTCATTTCAGGAAATATAGTCGCATTAAAATACTTTGCAACTTTTATAACTTCTTCATAAGATCTATCTAGATCAGTTAATCTTCCTATATATGACCCAACTATTGTGTCCTGAAGAGAACTGTCATTATTTCCTTTAAACTTATGTTTATACACAAGAATTGATTGTAATGAGGTACCTCCACCGGACTGTGTGTACGGGTCATACAGTATGTAATACATACCATCTGGTATAAAAGAAGGAGGCTCTTCGTATATTATCCAGGCACCTGTTGTATCCAATAAATCTTTATCCCTTCCCCACTCTGTTATTGGTGTAAGTGTTTTTTCTAGATCTATTTTAAAGTCTACTCCTCTGTCTGTTGACGTATAAACAAAAGAACCTATCATCGCAAACTTCTTCCATATGTCGTAGTTTATAAGATAATCCCTGTGCTCAGCGAGTTCCTGAACAGGTATAACTGATCTGTGGGATGGCCTAAGTAATTCCTTTGGATATATTGGATTCCACATTATATCCATACTAAATGTAACAGAGTCCTTTATAGCGCGGTCATTCTCTCTTATTTTTACTACATCAAAAAGAGCTTCATTTATATTTGTATTTCCCTGTGTTTTAAATTCTTCAGCCTTGTAGTAGGCCCCCATAAATAAACCACATTTTTTACCCTCTGACCTTAGCCAGTAGTTAGGTATAGGAAAAATATTAAAAGCCTCAGGATTTTCAAACATCTCCTTAGGCTCCTGAATTGCTTTTAGGTCACCACCTGTTCCAAGCATAAAAAGCTGTCCAACCTGTGTCTTACCTACTGTTATCGCGTCTTTTGTTGCGGCATATATCTGCTTTAAGTTATTAGCAAAACCAACCTCTTCTATATAGGCCCTTCTAAAACGGTCTCCGGCAAATATCTTATATTCCGTGGGTTTCATCAGAGTTATGTTAACCTGAGATCCGTTTATAAGTTCTTTACCCTGTTTTGACTTAACAATATGCTGAACGTTCGTACCAGACTGGCTAACTGTCCAAGTACCTCTTATATTTTTGTAAAACGGTCCCCAGTACTTAACAGTTTTATCTTTTTTCTTTGTAGGAAATTCAAACTGTCCGGGCATCTGAACATAAGCTCTGGATAAGTTTGCAATTGACCTCGTTAGTGCCTTACTTGACGGAGATGTTATACCGAAAAGAGCGTCGTTGTTTATCTTGAATCTGTCCTCATATTTTCTAACATTACCAAAAAGCCACTCGTGAAGAAAGTCGCCCATAAAGGTTGTAAAAGACTTACCTAGACCCCTAGCACACAGCAGCATAACATTATAATAGCCATTGTTGTATAAAGCCTGACCAAGTGGTTTGTCTCTATTGTCTGTTATTAGGTATGTCTCCGTAAGGTATTCCCAAGGGTCCACATACTTTTTATACTCACCAGTTTCTGTTAAAACAGTAATATCATTTTCAAGCTCTAACTGCTCAAATGTTTGAAGTTTCTCCCCAGCTTCTATTTTTCCTACATACTTATTGCAAGTATACTTATCGTCGCCATCAAAACCAGAAAAACCCTCTGCACATAGGAAATAAGTGAACATTATCCACTCATTGTCCCTTAGCCTTGGGTTTATTTTATCTCTGTTTTCATCTGATATGACAACGTAGTTTAGATAGAAAAATAACTTTGGCATAAGATATACCCAGGTTCCATCATCGTCAACCCAAACGCCTTCTAGGCACTTCTTTAAGAAGTCGTCCCAGTACTTTTTGTACCGGAATGTTCTTGGATTTAATTTGTCAGGATGCTCTCTAAAATAAAAATTATTTACATTTTTTATCTTATATGGAAAGAGATCAACTGCAAAATCATCACCTATTTGTATATATCTTTCTACCTTACTCACAAACTAAAATCTTCAATCATTGATGGTACATAATCACCTTCTAGCTCAAGTTCTGCTACTTCTTCATTTAGTTTTTTCTGCAGGTCAATTGCCTCGTTATATAATTTTTTAGAGGCGTCAAATAACTCTGTTTTTAACTTTGCCTCAGTTGGGTCGTCCCATACTAAATTTTTTCTTGCTTCTTCAATTTGTTCAATCTCATCAAGCATATTTTCAACCTTCTTGTGAAGTCTTGATCTACACTTATCCTTGTAGGCCTCAACTATGTCCGCATACTTTTCCCAGTCAAACTTTTCGTCCTCAAGGTAATTTTTATTTACGTCATCTATAATTTCTTGGGTAGACATTCCCATCTTTTTTAGATAACTCTTTGAGTCATATATAAGAAATATAGCTATCATTATTTTTGATGATATCTTATTTTTCTTAAAATCAGAAAATGGGCTCACTATTGCTAACTGCTGATTCTGTGCCCAGAAGTCACCGTATATATCTTTTACAAATACAGGAGTCATACTAGCAGTTACTACAACAAACCTGCTCCTTTACGGGAGCTTTAAATTTAACATCCAACTCTCCCTCCTTCTGACAGAATGGTTTTCTACTAACAGTGACTACACAGCCTTGATCGAGGCATAATTTGATTGGGTCCTCCTGCTCGTAGCTGTAGTAGTCCTGTTTATATCTTGACCTGTATATGTGTAGTTTCATTGTTAGTTTTTTAATCTGTCTTTTATTTCGTTTATGAAAGATGTTACATCTTCTCTTATGTCAGATAAATTTACAAAATACTCCTTGTACTCAGGTCTACTTTCTATTAGAGACATATACATATTTGTACCACCAGCTATCTTTTCTGCAGAAGACGGTGACATTTTATCATACTTCTCGCCATTTGTATCAATAAACTCTCCCTTGCTAATAAGCAGTATTATCCTAGACTTAAGTGCCGTTAAGTACTTGTCGTCTCTTTTTGTATACTCGTTTAAATACTTTGATTTCCACCTTGTTAGGTCTGCTTTTATATCGTTAAACCTTCCCTGGAATTCTATTAAAACCTCTTTATTTCCATCACCCTTTTTGGTGAAGTCTCTAAAGTTTTGTCTTAAATTTTGATAATCATCAAAAATTTCTTCTAGATCTCTCATTACATAGAAGTTAGAAGATTTTGAAAATCATCTTCATTATCTTTAAAGTAAGATATAACTTTTGACTTTCCATTTAATTTTACTTCTTCGCCATTCTTATCTGGAAAAGAAAACCAAGCGCCGGACTGTTTTACTATACCTTCTTCTATAAATATAGAGGTGTATTCATCATACTTATTAAATCCGTACTTGTAGTAAAAATTTAACTGAAAAACATCCTTCGCATCGTATTCTTGTAGTTTCGACTTTTTTGTCCTAACGTCCATTACGTGCCCTATAGGATCTCCATTTTCATCTTTTATAAGATCCTTTTTAGTAAACTCAAGAGTAAGATTTGACATATACTTCTGCCACTCTCCTCTTTTTAGTACCCTTGGGTCACCCATACTTCCAGGGTTTAGTGTATAAAAAGTAAGAGCTGTTAGGCAGATATCTCTCCTACTACAATTTCCCTCTATAATAGCCATTCTGGCTGTAAATTTTTTAGCTTCTACGCCTATGGTATTGTCTTCAGCACTTTTGTCTTCAACTACTGAAGATACAAAAATTGGAATTGAATCTATAATAATCATCCCAACATCATCGGCTGTTGAAAACATCTCAACAGTATCTAACATTTCCTCAAGGTTTCTCCCCTTAATGTAAATAAGTTTAGTCTTATCTACTCCAAATCTATCTAAATACGATTCATTTAGAGAAGCCTCACCGTCATAAAACACAACATACTTTCCAGTACTCTTCTGTTCATTTGCAGCTGCAAGTAGGGCTATACTTGTCTTACCTGACCCTTCACCTCCTATTAGCAGATTAAACGAACCTTTCACTAAACCTCCTTTGCCTATTTCTCTATTTATCCTATAATCCAAATAAGGACTACCTGTAGATATCGTTTTTCTTACAAAGTACTCATCTGGAAGATCTTTTGCTATTTTTAATTTATCTTCCTCGGCCCTGTCCTTGTTTATCTTTTTTAAGATTTCGCTTGTGTCACCCATATTTATCCCAGATTTTATAATTTATTTTTTCTTTTACAAGATCCTTTATAAGGCTAAACCTTTCTTTAATCAACTGAAAGATTTTCATCTCATTTTGCTTACCGCTGTCAAACTTATCGTGGCAGTTATTTTGCTTCCAACCACACAAATATAATACATTTATATCTTCTGTACTAACACTTTTGTAAGTACTTTTGTTTAAAATATGGGCAACTTCACTAACATCCCCTAACAAACTAATACCACATTCGTTACAACATAATTTACTCTTCTTTATAATTTCAATATGTTTTCTGTAAAACTCAGGAAAATCTTTCCTTTCATTTTTTCTTTTTTCTCTAGACTTATCGGTTACTTTCTTCATATAAAAAAAAGGGAATGGCAGCAGAGGATACTACCATTCACCGAGTGCGGAAAGAGAACAAAAACCAAAAATGAGGAGAAGACCCATACCCAACGAAAAATTAATTATACGCTAAGAAATTTATAGGTATAGTGATTTTTTGTTTTTCGTTGTTGTTAATCATTTTCTTAGTTAAAGGGTCTGGTATAAAATGAGGTTCGTTTTGATCCAGATAAACGTGAACATATTTTGGAGAAGTTTTCTCCTCTCCAGGCTGAAGATTACCTACTGCCTTTTGAACATCTAATGTAACTCTAAGAACTCCATTATCATACTTAGCATTTGTACAGTAACAACTACTGTCGATATAATGAACTCTGTCACAACCACTTAGACACTTAATATCAACAGTGTGTTCTGTGTCAAACTTAACCCTACCAAGGTCAATACTTTCAAATTCAAATTTTACCGCATCCATTTTTTTATTATTTAAAATTTTTTATTTTCTTACAAGTCCAAAAGTGTAACCTCTTATAAATTTATCTTTTTGGTCGTCCCAGTCTTTTTTATCTTTAACTGGGTTCCAGTTTCCTTTACTGCAGGACATACTCATATCAGCTGTCTTTCCTGCCCAGTTGCAACCACAGTCAACACAGGCACCTGCTGCTTTACATTCAGGGCACATAATGCCTCTGAATACTATAACCTCAGACTGCCACTGCTTGTCTTCAGGACTTATTCTTTCTCCAAAAGCACTGTAAAACAGATACTTAGCAAATGCCCACCACTTAACTGGATTTATAATATCCTTAAATTTATATTTCATACTTACCCATAATTTTAAAAGGTTCAATAGCAAATGTGGAAATATCTTCAGCTTTTATACAGTACTCGTGTGGAGGTAAAAATGCTGAACTATAAAGCTGCGCTACAAACTTAGGAGCGACTTTTTGAATTGGCTTATCCATCTTCGGCTCAAGATTGCTCTGAGCAAATTGCATTAAAAATGCATAGTCTGGATTTATAGATTCACCAACTGTATCATCAATGCTTAACATTACCAATTCTCCCTCTACATAAGGTCCGTCATAATTTGATGGCAACTTAATTACTTTAGCAATATGAGTAGATTCAGAAACTTCATCAATTGATAACAAAGAACCTGTTAAGTCTACTGTTAGTAATTTTGATTTTAGTTTTTTATTAGGCTGAAATTTAAAAATTTCTATTCCGATTCTATTTGTCAGACGACATCTTGAAAATCTGTCTACGTATGACTTGTCGTTATAGAACTCATTTAACTGAGAGTAGAACTCTCTTGTTTTGTCTTCACTTACTGTTTCTATAGAGTTTGAGACAATATTATTAATCTCTTTTTCTGTCATAAAATCTTTTGTTAACTTTACCGTACCCATTTTTATAAATTTAATTTTCTATAATCTCTACATTCTCAGGCTCCAAAACTTCCTCTTTGTTTGACCACTTTTCATCCAACTCTCTTGCAAATTTTACAAACTGCTCAAGCCTTGTCTGGTCTTCAACTAGAAATCTACCTCCTTGATATGAGTAGGAGTTCTTACCCTTTAAAAAAGCCTTAAAATGCTTTTGTTCTCTTCTTACAAATCTTTTACCCCACTCTATACACTCTTCTGTTGAGGCCTCTGGATTTTTCTCTTTGTACTCACGGGCCTTTTCTTTAATAAGATCTCTTTTGTTTTTCCAAGTAACTTCTGTTCCTGCAAACCTAGATCTTGGGACATACTCCCAGGTTCTTCCCCTAAATATATCACTACCCCTATTTACGTATTCCATACTTGATTTTTAAAAAATTAAATCTATTTTACTACCCCTTGTTCTTCCTTTATATATTCCCCTACTTATATCAAATTCAGTTTTACCACCTAAGGAGTACCAGGCATAAGCCTTTTCGTATAGTTCCTTTATCCCTTCCTTCTGCCAGGCTGATGGTATATCAATCCAGTACTTGTAAGTTTCTTTATTTTCTGCCTCTTTTAAGAGTCTTCTCCTAATTGGCCAAAACTTTTTAATCCTATATAGGGCTATATCTTTTGTTATTTTGTCTGTCTTATACAGCTTAAGAGTTAATCCAACAGATCTTCTTATAGAGCCTAATGTAGGAGTTATTTTACCCATATAAGGGAGCATAAAAGACGGCATTCTCTCGTCGTTTAAAAACGTCCTAACTATGTGAAAATAGTTATCTATAAGTTCAATGCCCTGGTCTTCAGAAAGTCCTGCCAAAATAGAGGCTTTTCTTATCTGGTCAATTGTCTGCTGCTGATAGTTAGAGTTTTTTCTTACATTCATTACTCAAACTTTATCTCTTTTAAGAATCTGTAGTCAATACCTTTCATCGAAGGCATAACTAAGTGCTTCATCGCTAAAGCGTCGTCTATATCTTCCGCAGACAAATATTCTTTTTGTAGTTCCTCAAAAACTTCTTTCTTTATAACTTCCAAGGACTCGTAACTAAGAGCCACATATTCTATCTGATCCATACCAAAATCAAGGTAGGCACTGTTATTCACTATCTCATCAACCAGCCGCATTCTCCAATGTAATATTAAAATTTATTTTTTTTATCTTTTTAAACTTCTCAAAGTTTCCATTTATATAATATAGGCGATCACTTGAGTACAACCATCCTTTTTCAACAAGTTTAGGTATCCAAACCTGTACAGTTTTTTTATTTTTAAAAGGTTTAAAGTACTTTCTTATATTGACATTACTAAGTATATCTCTGTCTCCAGAACTTATACAAGTGTAAGCACAGTATAGTAACTCTGACTCCCTACTGGTAAGGTGAAACAGAGGGTCTATGAAAGCAGATGAGAATATGCCTACTATTTTTTTAAAGTAGTCGTAGTCGTTATCAACTGTTTCATTGAATGAAAACACTATTGTGTCGTCACTTCCGCTAATTGAAACCTTCTTATTTAATTCCATCCATACAAATAATTATGCAAATATAATACATAATTTTCAATTTTAGCTTATTTTTAACAAAAATTTTTCACTTTTTGCAAAAATTTTTTTGTAAGTGGCCTGAAATTTTGTATTTTGTGACAAAATAATATTAAAAATATGATAATATTTAACGAAAGTGATCACTCGTACATACACGTTGAGACAGGTAATAAGCTGCACGGATGGACCTCCCTGATAAAAAAATTTACAAAACCATTTGATGAGAAGAGTCAGTTGGTATGTTCTGCGTACAAACTTCTTATGGGTCAGGACGAGTACAATAAAGTTGTTAAGTCTGAGTTTGGTAGACTCTTTGACCTGAATACTGAAGAGGTAGCCGACTTCCTTAAGTCAAAAGTTGATATGGATATATCAGCAACTATTGATGAGATAAAGTATGAGTGGGACTACAGCAGGATACTTGGGTCAAACTTCCATAAAAAACTTGAGGATTTGGCCTACGAGCGCGGTTACGAAATTTCGCCTTTTACAGAAAATAAGTATAGAACTATTCACGTCGAAAAACAGCACAGTAACCAGTCTATTTGTGAAAATCTTTTTGACCTTGAGGATGGTTACTACCCAGAACTTCTTGTGTGGGATAATTCTATCGGACAGGAAAAGAGCCCTGTTACACAGATTGACTGCTGTTTTATAGAGACAGACGAGGATGGCACCAGATATGTTGATGTTAATGACATTAAGACAAACAGCAAGAGACCGACACCGTACAACAAAAATCGTATGTTAGCGCCTCTGCAGGACTACTACGACGACACAATTAACAAGTACAAGCTACAGGTTATGTTTGGAGCCAAGCTGTTGTCTACATTTGGATTTACTCCAAGATATGTGGCTTTTACTCACTACACAGGATATGATGAGAGTTCTGCTTATATCTTCCCGGCCAAGTACGATAAAGATGTTATGGACAGGCTTCAGGAAGAATGGATTAAAATGTCAAATTAATTTAATTGAAAATTCGCCCATTTTATAATATTAGTATATTTAATACTTTAATAGCTGTATTAATACACTTACTGGTATATAACATTTACGTTTATACTAACGTATACCGTCCCTTTTTAAACTTAATACTGGTCAAAAATAGAAACAACTAATAATCAATACATTACAAAACGGCAAAATTTTTAAAAAAATTTTTTCGTTTATTGCTTTTTATATTAAATTGTTATATCTTTGTGTCTAAATTACATAAAGTTTATGCTTGTAAATATACATTTCAATAACTTATACGCATCCAATACGGCTGAGTTATACCTGTATCACAGACTGAGATGGCACGCTAAAAATAATGGCGGTTATATTTACGGATTTAACTTCTCAAAAACTGAGATGTACGACTTAATGCCTAAGTTGATAAAAAGGGGATGGGTCACAAAGGATAAAATTATTAAGCACAGGACCGTCTTGTCTAAGAATAACTGCAGCAATTATTCTGCTAGGATAACTGAGTACGAGCTAAGTTCTATTGAAAATTTTAAAGGATTTTTAATTGCAAGCTGCGAGGCTTACGTTATAGGCACGAAATGTAAAAAAGAAGATAAAACAAATTCCTCTAATTTGGTTGGGTATAAAAAAAAGGGAGGAAAGGACTCAGTCTTTTCTAAAAAAAATGAAAACAAAAAATTGGGGGAAGTTGTTAATTCTAACATTTCAAGGTTAATGGGTATATCGGTATCCTCTGTAACAAGATGGAGGCGTCTGTCAAATACCTTAAACTACAACAGCTACGTTCTTTTTGCAGATGTGTCCGGCAGGTGTAATATACCATCTACTGGTGCGACTATTACAGCTGTGCCTAAGTTAGTAGGATATGCCTCCTTGCTAAATGAAGTTAAAGTTAGACAGTCTGTAGAAAATAACAACAAGGGCTTTACCTCAAAGAGGTACGGAGGTTTTGTTAAATTTAAGCTAGAGGTTACCTCTGGCATAGAGATTTTTGTAAATAGTAAAAGGTTGTACAAGAATGGCTTTAAAGGACTACAGTGAAAAATTTATACAAGCTCGTCTGTGGGACCACTACTACCAGACTCACCAGTACATATTTCATAATATGTATTTTTTCTCAGATGAGTATGAGGCAGACGCTGTACATTTCTTAGAGAACGGACACTGTTGGGAATTTGAAATAAAAATTAAGAAATTTGATTTTTTTAATGACTTTGATAAGACAAAGAAACACGAGAACTTAAAAAAAGGAATTGAGTGTGCAAACAGATTCTATTATGTTACACCGTTTGATCTTGTTGACGTAAAAGATATACCAGAGTATGCTGGACTTATTGAGGTTAATGAGACAAGGGTTAGAATAAAAAAAGTAGCAAAAGTTCTACACAGTGACTTATTAAATCCGGCATATCACTTTGACAGGATATACAAAAAACTTAGGGATTATCGAAACGCTGAGATGACAAAAGCACTATCTGATTTCAACACAAAACGAAAAACAAAATCTTCCTATAAAAAGAAGAAATACTCCCCTAAGTCAAAACATTCTCCACAGGAAAAATTTATATCAAAGAAATAGTATGATAATATTAGGCGTTGACCCAGGCACAGTGCAGAGCGGATATGTGGTATTTAACTCTGATGGGATGGAAGTTTTAGAGTCAGGTGTAATTAATAACGAAGAGTTTTTACATTTGAGTGTCTGGGACAGCGCTGATATTGTGTGTATGGAAATGATAGCTTCGTACGGAATGCCGGTAGGTCAGACAACGTTTGAAACCACAGTGTGGATCGGACGTTTTATACAGACCTGTATTTATAAAGATAAAAAATTTGAACTTCTTTATAAAAAGAAAGATATTAACCCAACACTTTGTCACAGCAATAAGGCCAAAGACGCAAACATTAGGCAGGCTATTCTTGACCTATTTCCCGCTATAGGTGGGGGGTCTGTACCACAAAAAGGTACAAAATCTAAACCAGGTCCGCTTTTTGGTGTTTCTTCACACGCATTCAGTGCCCTTGCGGTTGCTTTAACTTACGCAATACAAAATAAACTTATAAACAATTAAATATGCCAAACATCTTTGAAAAACGAGTTAATTTTAAACCATTTGAGTACCCGCAGTTAATACCTTTTGCGGATTCAATAAACAAATCTTACTGGTTAGTAAGCGAGTTTAACTTTACAGAAGATATCCAAGACTTTAAAATAAAACTTAGTAAACCAGAGAGGTCTGTAATTGAGAGAGCAATGCTTGCTATATCTCAAATAGAGACTAATGTAAAGACATACTGGGCAGATCTGTACAAAAGGCTTCCAAAACCTGAAGTAGCTGTTGTAGGTATGACGTTCGCTGAGAGCGAGGTTCGCCACGAGCGGGCTTACGCACAGCTTTTAGAAGTACTTGGCCTAAACGATAAGTTCGAGGAGATTCTTGAAGTACCTGCGATAAAAGGTAGAGTAGCGTATCTTACAAAGTATTTAGATGGAACAAGAAGTAAGGATGACCGTGTTTATACAAAGACGATTTTATTATTCTCTATGTTTATAGAGCACGTGTCTTTGTTTTCACAGTTCTTAATAATAATGGCGTTTAATAAAGAGAAAAACCTCTTAAAAGGCATTTCTAACGTCGTAGAGGCAACTTCTCTTGAGGAACAGGTCCACGGTCTATTTGGGGCAGAAATCATCAGTATAATCAGGAGAGAGCATCCTGAGTGGTTTGATCAGGATATGATTGATATGATTCACAGTGCGTGTATGAAAGCATACAAGGCAGAGTGCGAAATAGTTGACTGGATGTATGAGGAGGGTGACCTAGACTTTTTACCAAAAGAAACTGTTAAGGAGTTTATAAAGAACAGATTTAACATAGTACTCAAAAACGGAAACTTTGATCCCGTATTTGATGTTAACTCAAAACTACTGGAGTCAACTGACTGGTTTGAGGTGCAGTTACTTTCTGTGAAAGAGGACGACTTCTTTTATAAGACAAGCAATGCCTACAATAAGAAATCAAAGTCTATAACTGAGGACGATCTGTTCGATTAATAAATACAGGTATGAGTAGTAAAATAAAATTAGATAGTATAGAAACTCTTGTTGGTAATCACGTTGCCCCGTATATATACAACTCTAAAAATTTTGAGTACGGAAAGACACCTATATATTACTCAGGGCCGTATTGGGACAAGAGTGAGATAACTGCAGCCGTAGACACTTTCTTAAATGGAAAGTGGATAACTACTGGGGAAAAAGTTTTTAAATTTGAGAATCAATTCAGTACAAGGTTTAAGGTTAAGCACTCGCATATGATTAACTCTGGATCTTCTGCTAATCTTGTTCTAATCACGGCTCTTAAACAGAGGTTTAACTGGAGTGAAGGTGACGAAATTATTGTCTCACCTGTAGGCTTTCCAACAACTATATCAGTAATCCATCAGAATGGACTAAAGCCTGTCTTTGCGGACATAGAGTGGGATACCTTAAACTTTGATCTTAATAAAGTAGAGGAACTCATAACTGACAGAACAAAAGGAATTTTTGTATCTCCAGTACTTGGCAATCCGCCTGATATGGACAGGTTGATATCACTATCAGAAAAATACAATATTCTCCTAATAGGGGACAATTGTGACAGTTTAGGCAGTGCCTGGAAGGGAAAGTACCTGAGTGAGTACTACATAGGTTTTTCTAACTCTTTCTACCCTGCACACCACATATCAACTGGAGAGGGCGGTATGGTGTGCACAAATGACGATGAACTCAAGAAGTTATTTGTGAGTATAAGTTGGTGGGGACGTGACTGCTACTGCATAGGGTCTGCAAATCTTTTATCCTGTGGTACTTGTGGTAAACGTTTTGACAACTGGTTAGAAAACTACGATGGTATTGTAGACCATAAATATGTTTTCTCTCAGATTGGCTATAACTTAAAACCACTTGATTTACAGGGAGCTATAGGTATTGAGCAGTTAAAAAAGATAGATACAATAGAGAGTAACAGAAAAAATTCTAAAGACGTAATAGGAAAGATATTTACAGAAAATATCCCAGGCATAAGAATGCCTAGTGTACTAGAAGGCGCCGAGCCCTGTTGGTTTGGTACACCGTTTATATGCGAAAAGGAGGGACTTAAGCACAGACTTGTAAAACACCTTGAGGACAACAAAATACAGACCAGGAATTATTTTGCGGGAAACATTTTGATGCACCCGGCCTATCAGGCAATGGACGATTACAGGAAATATCCAGAGGCTAATAAAGTTCTAGATAAAGTATTTTTTGTGGGAGCAGCGCCACACTACACAGAAAATGTTTTTAATTACATTGAAGATATAGTAAAAAAATTCGTATGAATGTAATATATGGAGCTAGTGGATTTATAGGCAGTTCTTACTTAAGTAAGTACGGAGGGCATTGTATGGGCAGAAGTGAGATATCGCCTCCAGATGATACCAGCAGGATAGTCTACTTCATAAGTACTGTTGATAACTACAATGTATTTACAAATCCATACATTGATATAGAGACAAATCTAATACATCTAGTTAGAGTTTTAGAGGCCTGCAAAGGAAAAGATATTGATTTTACATTTATATCCTCCTGGTTTGTCTATGGTGATGTAGAGCTTCCCGCTAATGAGGAGTCATACTGCAACCCAAAAGGATTCTACTCTATAACAAAAAGAGCAGCCGAACAAATTTTAGAATCATACTGTAAGACATTTGGACTGAATTATAAAATTGTGAGACTGTCAAATGTCATAGGAAGAGACGACAGAAAAGTTTCTAAAAAGAAAAATGCACTCCAGTTCCTGATAAATGAAATAAAACAAAACCGGGAAATAAGTCTGTATAATAATGGAAATTTTTATAGAGATTTTATACACGTGGACGACGCTGTTGACGGTATAAATTTCGTATCTGAAAATGGCGTTAGTGGTGAGGTATATAACCTAGGTAGTGGTGACAGTCCGGTCCTATTTAAAGATATAATAAGTTACGTTTGTTTTAAACTAAATAAAGAGGTTCCTGTTAATAATATGAGTCCAACAGAGTTTCATAATACAGTACAGGTTTCTTCTATGATTTTAGATATAAAAAAAATAAAAAAGTTGGGATTTATTCCAAAATACAGTATCTTTGAGGCAGTAAATAAAATATTATAAAAGTGAAGGAATTAATTATTTCAGCATACGACAGGGACTATCAGTGGGTTAGTAATCTTGATAGAGATGTTAAAGTAACAGTTTACAGAAAAGGTAGTAATATACAAAATAATGAGACATATCTGTCAAATAATGTCGGTAGAGATGTTCATACTTTTTTCTATCACTTTTACAAGAACTACTACACACTGTCCGACTACACTATAACATCACAGGACTTTCCTTTTGATCACGTAGACAACTACATCCCTGTAATAAATGGTGGCGTTAGGGAGTGGGAAAATAACGCAATAATGGAGATAGGTGAGTGTTGGTTCTTTAACAGAGATCATATATATGAGAGGGTTCTTGAGTGTGACCACAATGGTATGCCGCACCACGGAGGCCTGGACATAAAAGGAGTCTGGAACCAGTTGTTTGAGACCAGTATCCCGTATAAAATAAACTTTGTACCGGCTGGGCACTTTTGCATATCCAGAGAGGCAGTGCACAAGAGACCAGTTGAGTTTTATGAGAAAGTAGTAAATATACTGGAGACAAACGATCAGTCTCCGTGGATAATTGAGAGGCTTGAGCCTTATATATTTGACACCAATTTTAAAATAAAATAAGTATAAAATGGAGCGCTATTACTGGTTAAACAATGAAAGTAGAGAATTTTTATCAAGGGGTTACCTTAAAGAAGGAGTAACCGCTGAAGAAAGAATAAGAGAGATTGCAGAGAATGCCGAGAGAATACTCGGTATTAGTGGATTTGCGGACAAGTTTGAGAACTATATGTCGAGGGGCTGGATTTCTTTATCTACACCCGTGTGGGCAAATTTTGGACTCAGGGCCCTTCCTATTAGTTGCTACACAAGTTATGCAGAGGACACGATGGAGGGAATCCTGTACGCAAACTCTGAAGTTGGTATGATGTCCAAGCAGGGTGGTGGTACTTCTTTGTATTTGGGCGATTTAAGGCCCCGTGGAGCGAAGATATCCTCCGGGGGTACCTCAGATGGTCCAGTTCACTTTGCTAAGCTCACAGACACGATAATTGACATATGTAAGCAGGCAGACACAAGGAGGGGATCCTGTGCCGTATACCTGCCAATAGAGCACCCAGATATTGAGGAGTTCTTACAGATAAAACACGAGGGAAACCCTATACAGAATTTGCAGTATGGTGTTACCGTTTCGGATCAGTTTATGCAGGAGATGGTTGATGGTGATAAGGATAAAAGAAAGGTCTGGGCAAAGGTAATAGCTAGTAGGAGTGACATAGGGTTTCCTTATATTATTTTTAAAGACACGGCAAATAATGAGGCACCTATTCAGTACAAGATAAATAATAAAAAGATAGAGTGCTCAAACCTTTGTACGGAAATTATGTTATCTATAGATAAAGATGAATCATTTGTGTGCTGCCTGTCCTCTCTTAATCTGTACCACTTCGACGAGTGGAAGGAGACGGATCTGGTTGAGGTGATGGTATATTTCCTGGACTCTGTTATGACAGAATTTATACAAAAATCGAGAGACATTCCTTTTATGAACAGGGCCGTTAAGTTTGCTGAGGAACAGAGAGCAATTGGATTAGGTGTATTAGGGTGGCATTCCTATCTACAAAAGAATATGATTCCAGTTGAGTCTATGGAGGCCAAGTTTACAAACACACATATATTCAAACTTATAAGACAGAAGGCTGACAAGGCCACAGAAGAATTAGCGAGATTGTTTGGCGTTCCGGTGTTGTTGCAGGGGAGTAACAGAAGAAATGTTACTACCCTTGCAATCGCACCAACTAAGTCATCCTCCTTTATACTAGGACAGGTGTCTATGGGTGTGGAACCTATTAAGTCAAACTATTTTATAAAGGACCTGGCTAAGTCCAAGACGGTGTACAAGAACAAAGAACTTGTGAGGCTCCTTGACAGCAAGGGTAAGAACACAAAAGAGGTATGGGACAGTATACTAAGCAAGGACGGGTCGGTTCAGCACCTTGACTTCCTATCAGAGAGAGAAAAGTCGGTGTTCAAGACATTCGTAGAGATTTCACAGCTTGAGCTTGTGCAGCAGAACGCTGTCAGGCAGAAGTACATAGACCAGGGAGTTAGCTTCAACCTGTCCATACACCCAAGCACGCCCGCGAAGGATATAAACAAACTTTATATCGAGGCGTGGAAGCTTGGCCTTAAGAGTCTGTACTACCAGTTCTCTGAAAATTCTGCGCAGGCTTTTGCCAGAAATATAAATGATTGTGTATCTTGTGAGGCATAAATACGTATAAATGAAAGTAAAGATAAAAAAATTAGTACCTGAGGCAGTAATACCCGCCTACTCTAATCCTGGTGACGCGGGGCTTGATCTTGTAGCAACATATGTAAAGGTAGAAGATCACAACAAATATGGATACTTTGAGTACGGCACGGGTATTGCTGTTGAGATACCAGAGGGTTATGTTGGATTAGTCTTTCCAAGGAGTTCTATCTGTAAGACCGGTATGATTCTGTCAAACTCAGTTGGTGTGATAGACAGCTCCTACAGGGGTGAAATAAAGTTTAGATTCAAGTACGTCAGCGGAACGGCCTCATACGAGGTTGGAGACAGGGTTGGTCAGCTCATAATCATTCCATACCCAGTAGTTGAGTTTGAGGAGGTTGACGAGTTAAGCGAGACACAGAGGGGTTCTGGTGGATTTGGAAGTTCAGGAAAGTAATAATATGGAGCCACAGTTTATAAGAGTAGTTCCTGACTATGTTGATGCTGATTTTGAGGCCCAGGTGATTGACCTTGTGCCCAAGAAGATTGCCAAGAGCAGGGACAGGAATCAGATACTAAGGTTTGGAAACCCTAAGCCCTATGCAGACAATATTATATCTAAGCAGGTACCTGAAATATTTGACAGGTTTCACAGTGATATAGACTTCGACTCTGTTACAATAAATGAGTACTATCCTGGTCAGTCAATTAACTGGCACATAGATCAGCCCCTGTGGCTTGAGTCTGTGCATATAATAAGTCTTCTGAGTGATGCACAACTTAAGTTTAAAAGAAATGAGGAAATTCTAACTTTTGAAGTACCTAGGTACTCGTTGACGGAGTTTTCTGGAGAGCTTAGGTTTAAGTGGATGCACTCACTTACTGCAGATAAAAAAAGATACTCAGTTGTTTTTAGAAACTCAAAGAGAGAGTAAGATATGTTTTGGTGTCTGGGCCGTATGGTGCTAGCTTCAGCGAGGTTGTCGCTCCTAAATAATAATAATTCGTGATGATACACGTATCATACGCGCCCACACTTTTAACTTAGATTTAACACCTACAGTAAATAAATATATGTATATTTGTAGAAATAAATAAAACAATATGACTGGAGATATATTTGATGAGCTTGTAAAAAATATTGTTGAGTCCAATAAAAGCAGTGCGGTTGTTGCTAGAGATCACGGCATAGATCTTTTTACCTACGAGCGTAGGTACAATGCCGCTATTGATATACTTGGTGAGGCGTATTTTGGCAAGGATGTTTGGGACGAACTTATGGAGGCCCTGTTCATAGACGAGCCAATAAAAACCCTTGAGCAGGTAAGGAGTGAAATTATTTCAAAACATTAAACAAATTAGGTGCATCACACAATAATATTTAACTCGACAATAAACGCCCAGACGGTACAGGAGATAATAAATGAAATAAGTCAGTTTCCTTTTGTTAACTTTTACTTCTCGACGGACGGAGGTAATCTAAACGAGATGAACATACTTGTTGACTACCTAAACTACAGACACAGTGAGAACACTCTAAAGCTTGTTCTGTACGACTTTGTGGCCAGTGCGGGCACGATGATACTCCTCGACTACGAGGGACCTATCTACATACAGAAGTACTTCAGGGGTTTTATGTTCCACGCGCCTGACATAACAGTTGGAACGGTCAGGCCTGGGGTGTTTGGTAAGAAGTCAAAGGAACTGCTTGATCTTATGAACGAGGAGTTATATACGAGATATATGGAGATTGGACTGACAAAATCAGACATTACAAGGATAAGAAACGGTGAGGACGTGTACGTATGGTTTAATGAGCTTGGTAAGATAAAGAAGAAGCTTATCGAGTCTGAGGAGAACTATATGCACGTTATACAAAAAACAGTAAACTAGTTATGGCAACAAGAGAGAGAAAGAACGACATAAAGTACCTTGTGACCCTGAATGAGGAACAGAAGGAGGCCAAGAGACTTATAATGGACCACGAGATTGTTATTATCACCGGCAGGGCCGGATGTGGTAAGACACTAACTGCTGCACAGACAGCACTAGATCTCGTGTTCAAGCAGGAGGTTGACAGGGTGTACGTTACAAGACCGACCCAGCAGATGGGCGACAGTCTTGGTTTTCTACCCGGCAGCCTCGACCAAAAGCTTGACCCATACCTTGACCCCTTTAAGGATAATTTGTACCAGTGCTACGACCGCACAAAGGTGGACAAGACTATGGAGGACGGCAGGTTCGAGGGATTTGCTATCCAGTTTGCAAGGGGTAAGACCATAAAGAGTGGTAAGATACTTGTGTGCGACGAGAGCCAGAACACGACAAAACACCAGATGCTTGGTCTTCTAACACGTCTTGGGAAGGGTGGTCGTATAATAATAATAGGTGACAACGAGCAGAAGGACATCAGGGACGAGTACAACGGTCTGTCCTACGCGATAGAGCTGTCCAAGAAGATCCCCGAGATAAAGTGGGTGAAGCTGCACGAGAATCACAGGTCCGATGTTGTGGGTAAAATTCTTGACTATGAGTATAATAAGTAATTTAGTAGTACTATTAATACTGTACTACCTGTACAACAGGTACGGTATAATTTCTTGCTGTGGGAAGTCGCCGAGAGTAAAGTGGGTAAATATAATTATAATTTCTATAATAGGGTCACTCCTAATGTACATAGCGTATGGAAAATTTCTCCAGTAAGATAGACAGGGCGGTCCAAAAGGTAATGGACGACACGGATGCAAAAACGGTTGTGTACGACCTGTCCGATAGCTCCTACTTCGGTGGGGACACGGAGACAAGAACATACTTTAATAACTTCATAAGTAGTATGAACTCAACACACTCAGACGCAGACGTTAGGTTAGTCTATTTAGGCGACAGCGACTTTAACTGGATGGTTGACTCCAAGGAGATACCCAAGGAGTCACCAGTGATCGTTCTGTCTATGCCGTTCTCACACACCTACGTGTTTCACTACCCAACAGGTGACAGCAGGGAGCTGTCCAATGACACGATAACATTCGTGTACATAAAGAAATACAGCCCGACTGATAAGTACAGTTAGGCTGTTATACACAGTTTCTATCATATATAGCCCGGGTCTAGCAGAAGTGTTGGATACCGGGCATTTTTTTATACCCCCGCCCAGTCCCATTTGTACGTGAAGATAATTAGTACTGAGTCGACTGAAGACCCCGTTTGTACGTGGGGATGGAGAGTACCGGGGTGACTAACGGCCCGATTTGTACGTGGGGATGGTGGGGTCCTTATATATACAACCCCCACGGGTGCGCGCGCGTTCTGGGCTGCCCCCGGGTTCGGTTTTCGGGTTTGGCTTTTCGGCTCTGAGTGTAGGTACATATAGGTCAGAAGGCAACGGACAGGCGAGGCAGGCGACAGGTTGCCGTCCCTGTCCGGTGGCAGCAGTGACAGGACAGGCACACGGTGAGAGGTGGCGCGCTCTTTCGTCGCTGACCTGTCCAGTTGTATTCAGGATGTGTAGTACATAACCCGTCGGATATATCCGGACAAAACATTATACTGTACAGGCGTACGTTATGGTCCGATGTTGTTGGTTGCACCGTCGGGAAAACACCGTTCACTGTCTGTCATCACTATGTATTGCCAAATAATATGTTAATAAGTGTTAACGTGCACATTCGGTAAAACAGCCGGACAGCCTGTAATCACTGGGCTCGGGCTTGTTTGGTGGATTAGCCAAATGTTAATATTTTGTTAAAATGTGTATATCGAATAACAAAAGGGATACCCTCTGGCGTTATACATTCAAACAGCGCAACCAACGGGATTGCCGACGACGCTACCAGAGCCTACGGTAGCTTGTTAGTGTGGTGCAACGCCGCACGTGAATTGAAACGCGGAACGTCTCTATACACTACCGGTAGGGCTTATTGCCGACATTGTGCAATGCAATCGAGGTGCGGTTACCGGATGTGATGTATAAGAGACAATATATAGTAAGACCGTGACGGTCGGGCACACCTTTTCGTGTATAACTCGTTGATAACTCGTTGATAACGAGGGGGTTGGCTCAGAGCATTCGTGTCGCTCTACGGTCTCAGACGGCGTTTGTGGTTTCGTAAAAAATCCATTGCGCCTCCATACATTCACTTTTAATTAATTAACCTAAATCTTAAATTATGACAACAGTATTTGCCTTCCAGTCTTGGTGGAACGGAGGCACTCAAGTATCAAGACTGTTCACCGGTGACGACGCACTGTCGTTAAGGGACAGTCATTACAGCAGTGGTACATTTGCCACGCTGCACTTTGGCGGCATAGATGTGTTGGACCAGTACATTAGTACTGTTAACGCTAATATGCCTAAGACACACAGTAAGGTTGATAGAAGCAGTTTTATCTGACTGTGTTATACAACGACCTTCCTTACGGTGTAGGTGGTCGTGGCAGAAGAACCGTGTTTTTTTGTTTTCTTTTTTCTAATTATAAAAATATATATTATGGATGCTAACAATCTTCCCGCGGCAATTGCCAAACTGGTTATGGACGACATAAACGCCAACGGTGGTTCGTCCAGATCATTCAAGGACCTGAGCAAGCCTGAATCCGGTTATATGGTCTCATTTAAGAATCCGACCCTGGTCCTGGACCAGCCGGTATCAATGCTGCTCAGTATCAAACAGTTCGTCACTGATGCCATTGCATCTGGTGTAGCCAATGACTACACGTACTTAGGTGGATGGAGAGACGACAAAACTGGTATGGTTCACATCGACATCTCAGTTAACATTCCTGATCTCGAGTCAGCCCTGATCCTTGGTAGGGCTATGGGTCAGATTGCAATCTTTGATGTTGTCGGTGACATATCAATATACTTATAGGACTCTTGATACTTTGCCGGTCTGTCCCTCAAAAGTGTAGGGACAGACTGGCGCTTTTTTTTAACCAATAAAATAAAATATAATGAGAACATCATCAGGAAAGTTTATGCGCTCTAAGGTAATGAGCGCCTGTGCAGAGACCGGAAAGTTTATACTAAAGGGTCACGATATCTTCTACTCATTCTCCGAGAGGAAAGCGTACTCTTCGGTATCTTCCCGGTACAGGGCTGAACAGGAAGCAGCCAACACGTCAGCCTATATACAGGCTCAGGAAGAAACCTATTTTGATTCATTTTGTCAAAGAAACGGAATATGACAACAGAAACCAAAAAATTTGAGATTATCGATAAGACAATCCGGGCTTACATACAAGCCGTAATGAAATCAAAGGAACAAATAATTAAATTTGTTCCAAATTATCATATCGCCGAAGTGTTTAAGAATGTTTTAATACATTCCGAACTTGAGAATGATAATCCTGATATGTTTTATAATGTTAAGGAAGATCCATATGATTCCATTGGTAAAAACAACCCTGATGATTATGATAGGTTGGAAGATGGGAGATATGTTAAAAAGAAAACATATAGCGTTGGGATTAATGATATTTTAATTCCAGAGTATTTTGATATAAAAAGATTAAAAGAGAATGGAGTGGGTGAGGTGTATTGGGTATATCAAAAATTGAGAGAAAAAAAAGATGGGGTTAGAAATAAGATAATGCTTGCAAGGATCGTTTTACCTGGTGAATATTTCATCCCCAGCCTATCAAAATCGTATAAAATTAAAATAAATTGATATGATAACAGCAGCCATCGTCACCGGATTACTTCTGTATGTAGTGTACAGGATTGCACACGACCTGGTAGATATCACCAGGGACGTTCTTAAATAACTTTAAAAACATAACACAATGAGATTCTATATTATAGACGGATTCTGGACCGACGACCGGTCCAACTTTTATGACTACGTCGTGACAGATACCCACGACGTACTGGACGACAGGAACAGCAGCGGGCTAACGGACGACGACATATTCTTCTACGGTCTCTCACGGGAGGCACTCACCAGAGCCGTTGAGACCAGACAGCCGGTAGCCAACCAGTTTGTGATAACATCATTTAGAAAACTTTAAAAATAAAACACAATGAACGCAATCAAAAATTTTTATTCGATGACAGAAGTATCTTGCGCCAGAACTACATTAGAACTGTACGGAAAAAAGGACCAGTTTGGCAATGACTTCGTTACTATCTTCGACGTACTCTGGGCAGCCAGAGTTATGGTATGGTTC